TGGTGAATGCTCCCGCTGTGGACATTGTCCAACGTCGCAAATTGTTTGTCCCAAACGATAAAGCTGTATTTGTTGTGGATATAATTCTAGTTCCTACTCCCGCATCTGTTTGAAATTCTAAGTTTCTGACGCCATCGGTAATTAAAAAATTTGAACTACTTGCTCCTCCTGCAAAAGAAGCAAATACGTTTGCATTTGCTTCTGTAGTTAGTCTAATGGTAGCCCCCGTTGCATGTTGTAAAATTGTTCTATCCGATGAATCGACTCGTAGTAAATTTAAATTATTAGTATTAGCCGCATTTCGACCTACAAGCCATTGGTTGTTAGCTAGCCCTATGTTTTCAAACAAAAATCGCCAATTAGATTGGTTTTCTCTTCCTAGTTGTTGAGCTAGGCTGTCAGACATCCCTAAGCCCATAAGACTATTTTGAGCGGGTTGAGCAAGCGTTAAAGTTGCTAGTAACAGTATCGCTAAAATTTTCTTCATTAGTTAAATCTCCTCAAAAGATTGTGGTACTTCTTTTTTAGGCCTACCGGCTTTTTTCTTTGGTGCTGATATTGGCTCGCCGTCAGGTCCTACTAAAACAGAATTAAGTTTTTTCTCAAGCTCTGATATTTTAGCATCTCTTTCAGCTAAAGCTTTTTGCAGTCTAAGCTCAGTGCTATTTTGCTCTTTCTCGGCCACAAAAAATATCGCTTGTGCTCTAAGCTCCCCGCCTTCTGGTCCTAGATAATTTACTTGCTCTTCTGTCATTGCAGCAATCTGCTCAACAGATTCAATGCCTAAATACTTTAAATCATCTAGTTGTTTTATTTGTAAATAACTCCACGAATCTATCGGTGTGCCTATAACCCTAGAATCTCCCTTTAAAAATGCTGCATACTCAACTGGAAAACGTTTTTTATGATCTAACGTTGGATAGGTATTATATTCCCATGATTTCTCTCCTGGTTTCCAGATTCGCAACATCTCTACTTTTTTATGTTTCTTTTCAATCGGATCCCACTCCTCGTTATAATAAAATTTTACAGATAAGTTTCTATCTGATCCGCTTCTTGCCCGATAAGCACCGTTGCCAATTTGTTGAAAATCTGTAGGTTCTATAAATCCTTCTGGTAGCATAAATCTCCTTTGTAAAAGCCCCACTCAACAAATTAAGTAGGGCCTTATTTATTTTAGTTACTAGTCATTAAAGTTGATGCAAATACTGTTACTCTAGTATCAGTAACCCCTGCATCCACGTTAACAAGTCCAGCAATAGCTGTTCCACCGGTTCCTACTTCTCCGCCTGTAGCGGTAGCTGTAAGCGCGGTTCCTGCTGCTACTCCGTTAGCGACATGCCCCTCAAATTGTCCAGATCCTCGCCACACCCAGCCAAATTTACCGTTTGATAAATTTGAGCAAGAAACTCCAACGCCAATTCGTTCTGTAATACCAGTAACAAGAGCAATTCCTTCAAAGTCTTTATTGACTCTAACAAATCTTCCTGCTGCTATTGTGCCAGTAGCTTTAATGTACTGGTAAACACCTTTAGCACCCCATTGAAGAGTGCCAAGATCGTACTTAGGAGAATCATCTACATCGTCTAGGTCAACTCCTGCTAACCCATCTGTTAAAAAATAATCTGTAGCCATCTAATAAATCTCCTTAGTTAAACAATACAGCGTTAAGTTTTGGATTTGAGTAAACCATGTTACCCATCCATGCAATAAGTCTTACTTCTACATGTTGATTGATTGAGAATCTGGTCTCTAGCGGATCCATATCACAATCTTTGTGGACAACAAGTTTTGTGTACTTAGGATTAATCATATAGCTCACTCCATCAGGAACAAGCGATTGACCACCAAAGCTCACACCGCCACCTAATACTACCGGGATGCCGCAGAAGTAGATGTTCTCAAAGCCAAGCTCTGCCATTTTAGGATCTGTTACCCTTTGAATAGCTTGAGAAGCCTGCTGAATAAACTCATAGTGGTTGTTACCAGCTAGTGCTAATCCTGGCCCATCAGGCTGTCTAGTGATGTTTATTTTTGCTCTAGTATATCCTTGCTTGATGTTAGCCGCCGATGCTTCAGATCCAAAAGCAGTGGTGAAGTTTAGAGCGTAGTTTCTTGCAAATGCTCCTGCTGAAGTGCTTCTATCAATTCCACCAATAACCCCAACAGTTGGAGTTTGGGAAATGCCTAAAGCCAATCCACCCATTTGCTTTCCACCATCTGCTGTTCCATCTGACAAAGCATCAGAGTTTAGATAGTTAAGAAGGGTATCTTCTGCAATTTTAACCCTAGAAGCTAGTAGCTTTATTACGCCTTCAGGCCCTGAGTTTTGTAATTGCTCTCTTCCTGTAATAGTTACTGCTACTGCAGCTTGCTTCCAATCATATTCAAAAGCAGTCATTGTAGTTGCAGATGATATATTAAGTTGCTCTCCGCCTTCATATCGCTTAAATGTTGAGTTTTGAGCATATCCTACTTCTTCAACAATTGTTCGTCCGCCAGAAACTTTTTCAATGCTGCCTACTTTATCCATTTGATAAAATACTGCGTTATTATTGCTAACAGCATCTTTTAGTTTCTTGGAGCGAAGTCTTAGAGTAGTAGTGATTAGCTCACTTAGTCCTGGTTCTCCAGCCATTTTAAATTCTCCATAAAAATCTGTTACTACATGCCTAGCATGCTCATCGCCAGTCTTACGGTATCCTGCGGTTTATCCGGAACCTCGTCTGGCAAATCCATGCTAGAGCTTGCTTGACTACTCGGAGCACTTAACCGCGCTCTTTTCGCTATCTCTATATGCCTTTTGCCGTTAAGACGAGTCGCTTGATTAGTTGATGCCGAAAGAACCCTTCCCCCTGCTGCTGCGTAAGCTCTTGAGATAATCTCACGCCACGGCAAGTTAGGTTGTCTTTCTGCAATCGTGCGCGCTAGTGGCTCAACGTTGCTAAACACAAAATCGTTATCGTGCATATCCGGATACATATAACGACCATCCGGCGTTATTGTATTTTTTAGATCATTGAACTCATGATCTATTGTATGCACTACCTGCTCTAAAATAGGCTGATATTGTGCTCTCTTTAATGATTCTATCTCGTTTCGTAATTCGTGAACAAGAGGATCAGGTTGATAATTTTGCTGCCTAGGTTCTGATTGAGCATTTTTAATTTCTATTTGCCGTCCAGTGCTTTTAGCCAAGGCTCTTAAAGCTTCGTCTGGATCTTCTAAAGACAGCGTTTGAAATGCACAAAGCTGAGCAATTGCTTGCTCTGCTGTTAATCCTTTTAGCCCCCATGTTTTTAAATGTGGCTCGGCTGCTGAAATTAGATTTCTAACAGATTGTCTTTCTGTCTCTAGCTCATGCTTTAACTCAGCAGCTTCCCTCCAAGACCTTTGATAGTGCTTTTCTAAGTCTTTTATAGTTTTTGCTATGTGTCGCTTCCCTTCGGGATCTAGCGAGTTAAACCATTCTTTTCCTTCTGCGTTAAATCGTTCGGGTGGCAAGATAAAATCATCTTGCTGGTTTATCTCTTCTTTTTGCTCTTCCTCTAGAGGCTCTTCTGGCTCTTCTTCTTGCTCTTCTTCTAATTGTTTTAAGGCTTCCTTTACGTCATCTTCTACGCTGCTATGTTTGGCAGGTTCGGTGGTGGTGGTTTCTTGTTCAATAGACTCTTCAACCAATTCATTAGATTCTTCAATAATTTCTTCATCGCTCATACCTTATTCCTTATTCGTTCGTTAATACGTTTACACACTTCTCTATCTTTTTCAGATAAAGGAGCCGTTCCAGAATCAAGCATTGCTTTAGCTTGAATCAGGGCGGCTTCTATCTCCGGAACTTTGCTTATAGATTCTTTTTTGTTTGCAAAGTTTCTTGAGTTACCAACTTCTTCTAATCCATATCTTTTAGTTTCTCGTCTAAAAGCTGACTTAGACTCATATATTTTACCAGATGCTGGGTGCTCTACGGCTTGCATGGAATCAGTCCAAACAAAAGGAGCATTTACCTGTTTTGGTTTTGAATATGGATCCAATTCTATAAATTTACCATCACGCCAAACAAACAATTGTCTCATAGACTTGAATACACCTCACTTTCTGCTTTGATTCTATCTGCATTTGCTTTAATGATTGCTTGTTCTGTATCAATAGCTTCTTTTTGAATTTGAGCGTCAGCTTTAAACTGTTCTGCTCCTGCTTTTATCTGCTCTATCTGTGATTGTGCTCCTATTTTTTGATACTCTAATGCTATTTTTTCACGCTCTACTAATAAAGCTTCTTGTTTCATTTGTAGTTCTGATTGAGCAATTTCAGATTGTAGCTGAGCTTTTTGTAATTCTGATTGCGCTCTAATTAACAACGCTTCTGCTTCTATTCTGGAAGCTTCTAGCCTCATTTGCTCCGCCACAATCTTAGGATCTTCCAGATTCTCTTCTGGTGGCAGTTGATTTAATTGTTCCAGCAATTGATTGAAACTTTGAGAGATTTCATCTTCAATTTCTTTTCCTTGTCTTAACTCTTTAATGTAGTTGTACAAAACCGCCATCATAGGCTTAGCGAAGTTTTTATCTTCTTTTATCATTGTAGCTGTTTCTCTTACAAAGGAGGAAACTGCTTGTAGCAGTTCAGCTTTTAGTTGTTTTTGCTCTTCCTCCACCCACAAAACCGTAGAATCAGTTTCAATGTCTAATCTTATGCTTCTTTGCTTATCAGATTTTAAAAGAAGCAAAGCCTGGTCAAATCTTTCCTGATCTTCCGGATCTAAAAAACTAGCTCCCATTAACTCTCGTAATGTATCATCTGAGAATATATGCAAGGCCATATCGACCATTAGGCGGATGTTATCCGCTATAAATCTAGCAAAAGCTCGTTGCTTCCACGAGAATCGTAGCGATGCATATCTCGACTTAATTCGCTGAGCAAAAGCTGTTTCAGCTGCATCAGTTGCACCACGAATTACATCAGGGATACCTCGAAGTTCGTAAATTTGGTTTTTATATTGCTCAAACAATTGCTGACACTGATTTAAAGAGCGAACTAGATCTTCAACCGGCCAAAAGTCTATTACTCCCCTTAGCCCTCCTTTGTCTGTAATTTGTTGCCATCCGGCTACTCCTAATCCTTCGGCTTCATAAGTTTCTGAGCCTAAATTTTGAAGTTCAGGTATTGCACCATCAAATATATATCGTGAGCGAATAGCGCGAGATAACTTCTCCATTCTACCAGCTAAGATATGTAGCTGGTTATAGAGATGGTTTGTTTGGGTAAAATCTGTGACAGGAAACAAAGAATCTGTTGGTGCTGAATCGATGATAAATTTTGGACTTGGGAAAAAGTTTTCTAATTCATAAATATCATCTTGGGTATCTAAAAAATTGCCGCCTTTTATTTCTGATAACCAATATATTTTTTTATTTCTTTTGCACCAAACTTCCCAATACTCAACTCGTTGGTCTTTTTGCTCTTTATCATTAAGCCCTAAGAGATGAGCTTTTTCTGTTCCAAATCTATCAATGGCTTCTTTTTTTGTAGCTCTTATTTTGTACGCTTTCCACCATATTTCAGATTCGTTTTGTGCTTTAGGAGAAATTAAGCACTCAGTATACCCAAGTGCTTTTAGTTTGATTCGTTCATCAATTATTTCTTCTTCCCCTTGCCCTTCTTGGAACATTTGCCCTTCTTCATTAATCTTCACCTCCTTTTCATCAATTTGATTACCATTTTCATCTACATAAAATATTTGTAGTTCTCCTAGCGGCTCTTCTGTTTCAGGATCTATCTCAGGTTCTATTTGTTGTTGATAGACAGGGATTCTTTTAGTTCTAGTTTTAATATCTGAATCATAAAAAATTCTGGATGTAGTACGATTCGTATTTAAAAACTCTAGCGCGCATTTTTCTATAGCTTGTTCAAAATCGGATAGCTCTATCAGGCTTATCCCTAGTCTTTCTAGTAAAAGTGATGCAGTTCTTGCTATTGGATCATCTGTAGAGAATTTTTGTTTGATTATTATTTTAGGGATGTTTGAATAAATTGCTGGTTTTAGTGTTTGAGTATCTGACCAGTACATTGGGTAATGATTTTTTTGATACAAAAGAGTTCTGTAATATTCGCCGTTCGGATTTTTTGCTAAATACTCATTCCATGCAGCTTTGCATTCGGTTTCCCATTCTTTGGCTTCTGTTTTAGCCTGTTTGATCTGATTGATCCAAAAATCGTAGTTATCTAGCGGATCTTTTTTGCGCTCTGATGTGTTTTTCAATTAGATCACCAAATTTAGGAACATTAATAGCTTCTTTAATTTCATTTTGTTGAATTTCTCTTTTCTTGACAAGAGGTCTAGTCATACAAGCAAGTCTAACGCAATCAGCCCAATGGTCATCGCCATCAGTGTCGCAATCTTCGGGGTTGTTGTCGTTAGTTTGAAGTAAGGGAAGGGTTTGAATAGTGTATTTGCAAGATTTTGTAAAATATATCATTTGCTCAATAAATCTTGATCTAACTTGTGCCCATCCAGTTACTCTTGAGTCATCGCCTTTTATCAGTTTTAGTCCTTCTCTTCTGTACTCTTCAGCAAGTTTTAGTCCGCCACGAGACTGAAACGGCAAAGAATCTGTGACAATAAACGGCAATTTATCAGCACCGGCGGAAACCATAAATTTTATCATTTGCTCATTAGAGAGCTGAGCACCAAGGCTAGGATTTTCTTTAGCGATAAAGGACAGTTCTTTGTAGCAAACTAATGCGCCACGAGGAATATATACTGAGCCTTCTAATTTTGTTGGAAATTCGATTCCATCTGATACAGCAAAAAATAATAAAACTGCTGGTGCTGAATATCCCCAATCGAATGCACCAAACGTTTGAACACCAGGTGGAATATTGATATCTGGAATGATTAATGAGTCTGAAAATTCAGTGAAAAACGCGCCTAACGCTACGTTCCAATCACCTTCAAGCATTGCTTTAACAAGTTCTGGTCGCTTTAGTCCTTGCAAAGTTTTTGCGTACTCAATTGGATCTAAAGATGGGTTATCGTTAAGCCGTGCTGAGATAAACTGTCGCAAAAAACCGCCTTCTGAGTCTGGTGCTTTATAAATAGCATCGCCTTTATCAACAAAATTCAATTTAAAATATTGGTGTCCTACGCCACCAGGGTTAGCAGTGTAGAGAATGAATGGAAATTTTTCTTTAACATTTTTTGGAATTCGTTTTTTCATCTCTTCAGATAAACGAACTCTAGAGCGTAAGAATCTAACCATTTCCTCATGAAATTGAGTAGCTTCATCAATCATTAGAAAGTGGATTTCCACGCCTTGGAATTTGTATACATCATCTTTGTGTTGACACGAGTTTAGAAAAATTCTTGAACCGTTAGAAAATCTGATTTCTAATTTCACAATTTCACAGATTCCAGCATCAACAAGAGAAGCTAATAGAGCACGAAACCCCGCTTCACCTTCCATATGATTTTTTATCAGATCTGCGTAATGGCGGCGGAAGAAATAAACTTGAAGCCCTGGAATTTGAATAGCGTAGGTAATTGCTAAAATTCTTGCTAAATAACTTTTTCCTGATCCAGCTGATCCACCGTAGAGAATTTCTTGAGCAGTAGACTCGTAGACAGCAAATTGCTTGGGATGCAGTTCTACTTCTTGAGTTTCACAACCCATTCAAGTTTTTTCCCGTTTTGCCCTGTGATTTCCGTTTGCGAAACTTCTTTCCACCTTGCACGGCATTTGAGCCAAAATATCATAGCGGTAGTATCACCACCAACTGCCTTATCAAACAGTGTTCGAGCTACAATTTTGTTTGCATTCTCAACAGATTCAGCGAAATCGTTAGCGTAGTGCCGTTGTATAGTATCAGCTGAGATCCCGCAGATCCTAGCTATTGACTCCTGAGTTACTCCGCAAGCCGCATATTCTCTAATCTTTTCAGCTAGTTTGGGGTCGTAAACATGCGGTTGATTGCCCCCTCTTTTTTTTTTTCTGACCGCTCGTCATAGAACGAGTATACATTTAAACACGTAGTTGCAAAAGTGCAGTTTTATTTAACACAACTCTTAAGATACACGCCCTTGCGCCGTAACAACAACTGCGATCAGTCAATATCAAATCAACAGTAGTGCTAGTTCAAACAGTTATAAAAACGAATCGTTTTCAATGTCTTTCAAACGATTCTTATAACAGTAACAATAGAGACTAGATTAGCAATAGATTCAAACTGTAATCTAATCTAATCTAATTTAGTTGTTTAGAGTTAAGTTGATGTTGTCTCTGTCTCTAAAGCTAAGAATTAGTTTTTTTTCTCGAATTGAAGTTTCCGAAGGAAACGAAAGAAGAGAAAATAGGGAAAACAAAACTTGTTTTGTTTTTCAACTGATATAGGGGGGATTATAAGGGGGGATGACGGAAGGCTGTCAAGAGAAAAATGATTATGTAAAGATTTTAGTAAGTTACAGGGATATTTCATGTCAATTTGTATAAGTATTTTAGGTAGTCGATGTTATTGAAATTATAAGAGATTTTTTAGATATCTAATAATATGAGGAGGTTACACGAACATCGACTTACGTCAATACACGATAGGGGTTTGGGGGGATATCAAGAAGTGGAGTTAGTCAATAAGATTAGAATGATCATTCTAATTTGAATCTTTTTTCTTGATTGTTAGATCTAAAACGTATAATAATAGTTATACGCTCAATAGTGAGCAATTTTAAAAATTAGGGAGTATAAAAACTATGAGGACAACAAAACTAAACGAACACAACAGTGTATTCTCTGGTCACGAACTAGAATTAGCAATTAACTTTGCACTACGAGCAATTCAATTAGATAGATCGCCAAATAGTCACATTTATTGGCCAAAAGATAAGGAGAAAATATGAAATTCAAAGTAAAACTACGTTTTAAAAACGGTAATGAAAAGCAGTATGAAACTAACAGTATTAGCGATGCTAAAAGCTTCATAAGGTCGCACGTTGGCTCAGGTTACACGATCTTGGACTCAAGCGGTTTGGTGGTCGAATCGGGGAAAACGGTCGCGTATAAGCCCGTTTTAGAGGCTTCTCGCTTTCAATCTGAGATCGCTCAATCAGAGACTGCTCGCTCTGAGATCGAATATTCTGAGATCTCTGATTTTTGGTTCTCTAGTGATCCCGAAATTTCAGAGTTTGAGAGATTTGATTGTGATAGGGTCTTAGACTGGTTACGACGACCAGGGAGCCCGTGTATCGACAGTGAAAACGATTTTTTACGAGGATGGGGACTTAGACTAGCTTGCTACAAAATTTTAGGGCGTAATGCTCACGCGGGACGAATTGCATTAATACTGTGGGCAACACAACCGTTTATAAACAGGGAAATATAGGTACAGAAAAAATAAAAAAACTTTTTCTATACCTATTGCACTAAAGTTTGTTTGATATTTGTTCGATAGATTGAACGTTCGTTTTTTAGGAGGATAATTATGGATAATAAAATAAGGCATTGTAATATTTTAGCAGCTATTGGGATCGTGGCTACTGCCTCAATTCTGTCGGGGTGCGGAATGCTAGGCGTTCGAGAAATCGACGCCTGGGGGCTTGAGGTTAAATTTAGCGAGGGACTAGACTACTCGGTAGGATTTAACCAGATTGATAACGTTGAAAACAAACGAGGAGTAAGGCCGTTACCACCTCGTTTTAATAAAGAATAAAAAATGGGAGTAGGCTATCGACTTGCCTACTCCCTGGGACATCATAAATTAGGGAAGTACTTATGAATAATCAAGATCAGGATATAAAAAAAGTAAATATTATACAAGCGTTTTTTTTAAATCGCTTAAAATGGGCTAAAGAAACTATTTTCTGGCTTGGGATAATTTTAATTATCGGTTTTGTGCGCGTGAATTTCTATGCCGACGCCGAATTGCGCGTGCACTTTCCAGAATATATTTCCTACGACGTTTTTGGCAATCCGAGAGCACAGGTGGGAAAACTGGAAGATTATCGAGGTAAAAAATAATCTTTTTTCTAAGTGTTGTGCTGCAAACGTTGATTGCGGCACAGCACTGCTCAAATGTTAATCCGCTTGTTTTTAAAAATCCACGAAGCCAGTCTTCTGCATCTCGCTGAAAATTTCTAAAATTACGTTCTACTCTAAGCCTATAATTTTTGGCATCGATAAACGCTTGTAAAATTACGTTTGCATATAGATCGTGCTCAGGAAGTACGTTTACAATTTCTTCAAGATCCATTTTGCACACAAGATTGAAAGTTCCTTCTTTGTAAGATTCGTTGCTTGTGCGATTCGCTTCATCGTTTCCCATCTGGGCAGATTTTTTCTTTGTCGCAGAAAGTATCTCTCTTGTCTAGTAAATTCTTGCTCAATCTCTGGTGAATATTCTAGTAAAAAATCTAAAAAATTATCTTGACTCATGTGTATAACTATTATATTACCTAAATGTAACTTTTTTTTAGGGAGAAATCAAATGGATAATACGTTACCAACAAAATTCGAAATTGATGATTCAAGACTTGAGCTGGTCGGAAGTCACGTTCATGTCATCTCAAAGCTTGTCAAAATGCACATGAAAGAGCACGAGGACTACGGAGTCATACCAGGCACAAAAAAACCTACTCTTTTAAAAGCTGGAGCAGAAAAAATCGCTCTACTTTGCAATGCAGGGGCAAGGTATCAGTGGACTGAAAGGCGGCTTGATGGCGATCACAAAGAATATGAGTTTCTCTGTGAATGGTTTCACAGAGAAACAGGAAAGATAATAGGACAGGGAGTAGGATCATGCTCAACACTTGAAACAAAATACCGCAACGCGAGGCATCCGGCAGATGTTTATAACACTGTTTTTAAAATTGCTAAAAAGCGTGCCTTTGTTGACACTGCTATCTCAACCGGTGCTTGTGGCGATTTATTTACACAAGATGTCGAAGATCTGCCCGAAGAGCTGCGAGGAGAATCAAAAACTATCCATGTGCCGCAAAAAAACACACAATTTGCGCCAAAAACCGCTCAAGATCTCACTGGTGAATACGAAATTCGGTGTGATTGGAAAACAGGGCAAAAAATCAAAGACGATTTAAAAGCCGCAGGCTATCGCTGGGACTCTCAAAGCAAAGTCTGGCGAGGTAACGTTGTTGTCCCTTCAGCTGTCCCGTTTACGTTTCAAGACGGCAAAAAAATAGTTAAAGACGAGGAATTGCCACCAACTCCTGAATTTGTTGAATTTGAATCAGATGAGGTTCCATTTTAATGGCACGCAGAAAGATTGTTGAAGGAAAATTAATTTCTAACCCCGTGGTGTTTACGAGCGCACGGGGTCAGAATTACTGTAAGTGGGATTTAGAGAGTAAAAACGAGCTTTATACTTGCATCTGTTTTGATCCTGAGATTTTTCCAGTCGGCAAAATTGAAGGCGACTTCTGGAAGGGTATTGTCAGATGGGGTGGCAAGGCCGAAGATGGCGCATGGTATGTTGAAAAACAACTTGGTGTGCAAAGAAAAGATGCAAAACCACCTGAAATTCAAAGAGAGCTAACAGAAATTGAAATGTTAATGGACATTTTAGGTGCTTCGTATGTAACTCAAGTTTTAAAGGAGACTGTAAATGTTAAAATCTCTGATGGAAAAGTCATGCAAGGTCATCAATTTACAAAGCAATACGAAAGCGCGCTTGATCGCTTGCGAGATGAAGCAAACAAACAAGCATGAGATGCCGACAACATGTAAAGAAGATGTTCAAAACGAAATAAAAGCAGCAAAGCGATTTTTAGAAAAATTCAAAAAACTAACTTTGCTAAAATCGCCTTTCAATTGGCCTTTTGACTACGTTATAACCCAAAACGAAGACATGTTGGGATTTTTAGAAATAAAGTGTAGAAAAGACGAATTTAAATATCCTACTGTTTTCTTTAGCGAGCAAAAGCTAAAAGCGCATAGCGTTTTTACTTCGATGTTTGCTAGTCCAGTTAAATTATATTATGGGCTACCGATTGTGTTTTTAGTTTGCAATCCTTTTGAGTGTCGATATGCAAAAATTGAGAAAGGAGAAAGTTTTAAAACCAGAGTGCTAGATCAGAGAGAAAAAACAGGATGGGAGTACGACAGAGAAATTGTTTGTGAAATTCCAATGGAAAAATTTGTATGGTTGTCACCAGGATTAGAATGAGTTTGGCATTTCCGTTTATTTGGTTAGCAAAAATCGTAGCAGGGAAAAAAGCTTTTTATTGGTTTTGTCGAGATTTTACAAACAATAACTATGAGGACTTATGGCAGTGATTGGAAAACTTTTAACAATACTTTTGTTGACTTATTGCGCGCTAGCAACGCCTAGAATGAGAGTGTATATGCCTTATGGCGACGTAGACACCACGCTATTTGGCTCTTTTGATGATAGGGCACAAGAAGTTGATCGAGCAAAGAGAATTTTTAGAAATCTAACGGGCGTAAAGTTACGAATAAAAAAAGTTAGGTACTGCAATACCTTTGAAAACAATTTTGCATATTTCCATTTATGCTCTAGTTGGAGTGCAACACCATCACAATGCATTAGAGCAATATACGATAGGATTAATAATAACGGCTACTCAAGGCGCGATGGTGTCGCACATTACCTAGTAGCTAATCCGATGTATCACAACGGTACTTATTGGTTTATGGGGGCGGCTCAGGTTCAATGCTATCGCGACATTAAGCTATTTAGAAATTTTGGTATTATTGCGGGGATCGGCTACGGGCACTTTCTAAAAACTCAAATTAACGGCCAAACCAGAATACCTCAATCGGTAGCAATTATGATTCACGAGTGGGGGCATTTAATTCTCGGCTTAACTCATGATGAACCAGAAGATAATTTCATCATGAATAGTCTTTTCAATGTAAAAGGTTTTTCAAGTCAAAGTGCTCCAGAGATGTGGAGATTTTCGGAAAAAAGTAAAAACGAAATTAGGAGATGTAAAAATGGAAAGTAATAATTCAAAAAACAGGAACTCAGGAGACTGGAACTCAGGAAGCTGTAACACAGGAGACTGTAACACAGGAGACTGGAACTCAGGAAACAGGAACTCAGGGTATGGGAACTCTGGAAACAGAAATTCAGGAATATTTTGTACAAATGAGCCGACTGTACGGCTTTTTAATAAAGAGACAAATCTAAGGTGGGATGAGATCGATCATCCGAATTTGTCTAACTACGAGCAAGCAAGCTGGATTGATTTACAAGATATGACTGAAGAAGAAAAAGCTAAACACCCGGAATGCCAGGTGGTTGGTGGATACTCAAAAACTTATGACTATAAAGAGATGTGGCAGCGGGGTTGGGAGAAGGATACTGAAGAGAATAAACAGAAATTCCTTAATCTTCCAAACTTTGACGCTGATATATTTTTTGAAATTACGGGCATAGACGTTAGAAAAGACGTTAGAAAAGGCGACAAATTAAACTTGAGGCTAGACAAAGAGAGCTAGTAGAAGAGCAAGAAAGGTTGGCAGATGAAATTAGGAGATGTAGAAACAGAAAGGAGAAATTGACGTGAATGGCTTGGATCTATTTTCAGGAATTGGAGGAATCACGCTCGCCCTTAGTCCATGGGTTACCCCAGTCGCCTACTGCGAAAATGACGAGTACGCACAAGCGGTTCTCATTAAAAATATGGTTTCAGGATTACTGCCAAAAGCACCAATTTGGGATGACGTTAGAACGCTCAAAGGACTACCCGATATCGACATCATTTACGGAGGGTTCCCATGTCAGGACATCTCGATTACGGGCCGTGGCAAGGGCTTGGAGGGAGAGCGAAGCAGATTATTTTTCGAAATCATTAGACTTGTTCGCGAATGTAAGCCTTCCTTTGTCTTCTTGGAAAACGTGCCTGCTATCCGAACCCGTGGACTATCTACAGTTATTAAAGCAATGGCCGATGAGGGGTATGATTGTCGATGGACGGATTTATCAGCTTCAAAAGTCGGAGCGAATCATAAAAGGAATAGATGGTGGCTACTTGCCTACTCCGACGGCTACAACCTGGAGGCCCAGCAAAGAAGCATCTTACGATCCAAAAAGCAGGAATCAGAACAACAGAAATTTAGAAATGTACGTGAGGACCTATCCGACTTCGACTTCGAGAGACTGGAAAGACAACGGGAGGAGTCCTGCGGAATTAAGGCGGAACAGCGAGACACTTTTAACAAAAACTGGTGGACAGTTGAACCCGATGTGGGTCGCGTGGCTCATGGGGTATCCAACAGATTGGGTAAACTTAGATGTTTAGGAAATGCGGTTGTGCCGTTACAGGCAAGAGAGGCTTTTATGACGTTAGCGGGGTTAAGAAAAGAGAAAGTATTATGAAAGCCATTGGGTTAATGTCAGAGCTTAGATTGGGGGATTATACGGATTTAAGGAGGTATAATGAAATACGGAATTGATTATCTAGCTGGTGCTAGATACGGAGAAGTAATACTAAAAACTCATCCAGATGGGTGGGCTGCTGGATTTTTCTCATACGTCGATGGTTTTGGGTCATCTTTAGGTGTAGCAAAAAAGCTACTTAAAACAGGTAAATGTCAATTCATAAGATTTCAACTTTGGTGGGAAGATGATCACGATTTTAATGGCAAAGATGAGAAAATCTTAGAGCAATCTCGTGAGGTAAAAAAGTTGGCTCAAGAGTTTCCGAAGATTCAATTTGAAGTGTCGCCAGCTTGTGAGCATAAACTATCTAATCCTGATTCGTTGCTCGACAAAGTAGCTAAGGTGTACGAGGGGATGAAGAACGTTGAGATAGTAAACACCCCATGGATTAAAGGTGGAGGCAGGATTTCAAACAAATACAAAAACGAAGTGCACAGAGACGACAACATGTTACCACCACGAGGAAAATTTAATTTTAGTTATGATGGTATAAATTGCTTTGATTCAGATGTATCTCAAGATAAAACAATATACAAAAAAGCTGATGTGTTTTTCTTTTGGTGTTACCAACTCAATCTACTTCGCAATGATAAATCACCAAGACCACCACGAGACAAGCGAGATGTAAGGCCTACAAAAGAGCTTTTAGAGTCGATTCATTTTCTTGCTACAAACAAAGGAAAAACTAGTATTAACAAAGGCGATCTAGCAAAAAGCCACGCTGAAGATATTAAAGGATTAAATCGCTCAAATAAGTTAATGTTAATCTTAGCTGAGAAAGCTGATGCGGTTCATTTGGTCAAAGGAAATCAAACGGTTGCTAGTGCTAAATGGGCTGGTAAACATGAAGGAAAGAATCGGTATTACTTTGAAAAATGGGGCTACAAGCTTGCTAAAGAGCATGGGCTATTGAAAATCATAGCAAACGGGAAAACTCTTGGAATAATCAATGCAGGATTTAGGGAAGGGTACTTTAGGTGAAAGCAGCTAAACTTGAAGAGCTGATTTTAGAGTTATCAACAGAGTGCCTATCCCCAGTATTTTTCTTAAGGCCGCAACAGTTTGAAGAGTTAATCAACGAAATTAAGCCGTTATATGAAAGTCGATACGGGGGGCTTATAGCTGATAAGGAAATGAGCGAACTTGGATACCTCAATGTTTTATATAAGGGGGTGCCTGTGTGCATGGAGAAAGAAGAAAAGGTTGAAGGGGTTTGTAACGTTACTTGGAGAGAAATTAGGGATTTTTAACGTGCCACTGGTGGGAAAGTTACCGTGTCAAAATACAAAGCAAAAAAGACAAGCATTGATGGAAAAATGTTTGCTTCAAAAAAAGAAGCGGCGCGCTATAGAGAACTATCTGTACTAGAGTTTTCAGGGAAGATTGCGGGGCTAATCTTGCAACCTAAGCTAAAGCTTGAAGTAGCAGGGGTTATGATCTGTACCTACATAGCTGATTTTCACTATATAGAGCAAGGTAAGGTTATTATCGAAGATGTTAAAGGGGTAGAAACGCCAGTGTTTAAGCTCAAATGGAAGCTAGCAAAGGTACTTTACCCCGATATAACCTTTAGAAAAACTTAGCGGATCTTCTTTTCAGCAAGAGACCAAACTTGTCCAATTGCATAAAACAACAGTCCCGATAGAACTGGCCCGCTAGCTAGTAGAAATTGATCTACTTCATGGCTTGCTATTCCTATAGCAACAAGATATCCACCAATAGCTGTAGTCAAATGCCTAACTATCGATCCTACAATAGGTGATAAAAGTTTCATAAATAATCTCCTTTTGATTTGCTTAAACATTGATAAAACCTATTTTGTTTAACCGCTTTAATATCGAAGGAACATACTTTCTAGTCTCATCCGGTAGATATGGCCTAATAGCCTCAAAGCTATCTCCATACTCTTTCATAAGTCTAGAAATTCTTCCTGGCCCTGCATTGTAAGCCGCTAAAGCTAACTGGACATCTCCAAATTTATTCATCATCTGATTTAAATATTCAGTTCCCAATATAACATTTAGCTCTGGATCGTAAGGATCATATTCTTGATAGCCAGGAAGCAAACCTTTAAGTTTTAAATTTTGAAATACTTCTCTACCAGTAGCGGGCATTAACTGCATAAGCCCTTGTGCTCCTGCTTTGCTAATTGCATCAAACTTACCGGCAGATTCTTGCCCGATAACCGCTCTTATCAAAGGCGGTTGTTCATCAATTAGCGCTCTTACGTCTTTTTTGTTGTTTTCAAAATCTTTAGTCATAGGTTCTTGATCCATTAATATAGGCTCGTTAGTTTTTTTTTCTGTATATAAAGGCTCAAGTAGCTGAGCAGGGGGAGGCTTAACAGAAGAAGAATAAAGTGGAGTAAATTTAGGGGCCTTATCTTCATAACTAGCTACGCCTTTTATTATTCCTGATTTAACGTCTATTAACGATATAGTATCAATTAATGCATCTGTTATTCCAGGCTTATATTTACCCATCAATTCTTTTGCGATTTTAGGATCGTAAAGAGCAGCTAAAAGAGCCCGATTTGTTGCCATATCTACATTCTGGCCACGAGCCGCTATTTGCTCTATCACAAAATTCCAAGCACTTCCTATTGCTCCAGCTTTTGGCCTAGCAAAGCGCTTTGTTAATCGCTCAACATATTCTAAAGGTTTAGTTTGACTGCCGCCAAATTCAGCTAATACTTCAATAGGTTGAAACTCTCCGCGCACTCTACCAGTTTGCATAGTAACGAGAGTTTTTCTTGCTTCTTCAATTGCTTTTAGTTGAGGCTTAGTAAATAGCTTTTTTAACCTTTGTGCTTCAGTGTCTAAAATTTTTACCCATCTTCCTGGAGCTATTTCCGGCTCTTGTAATCTATCAGCCCATCTTTGAACTACAACAGATCGCACCATATCTTTATTTTCTGGCCCTACTGCTTTTAGCAAAGCCATTGCTGTTTCGGGCTTTCCGTCATATGCCGCTTCTATGATTCTGCTATCTTCTAAAGCAAATTCATCTCCTTTGCTTTTTAACAGTTTACCTACATTGCTAAGTTTTCCAGATGGGGCTTTTTCATAAGTAGTGATTTTATCTTTAGCCATTTGATTAGCAGTTTTCCATGTTTGATAATCCTGCGGAGTAATAAGTCCTTTTTTAAAGCTTGTTTCTGCAGCTTCATTTAATTCATCTTTAATGCCTAAGGCTATTCTTTGTTGAGCTTTATCTAAGTCGCCGATAGCATCATTAAGCTGAACTCTGATTGCTTGCCATTCGTGAAAAGTAGGATTTTTGCGAGCTTGGTTTATCCTTCCGATTACTGCTTTTATTTTCGAATCTGGCTCCCCTGTTTCTCCAATGTATTTATTAATTATTTTGTTAATAGTAGAAAGCTTAGGCATTTCTACTTTACTGTCCGCGCTTATCGCTTTGTACATTTGCTCTACTGCATCTGCATCTACTGCTTCTCTAGCAGCAAGCTCCTCCCTTAGCCTAACTGGTAATATGTCATCTGCTCTTTGAGGGGCTACTATATCTAAAGCCTCATTAACTGCTTGCTGCTTTGCTTCTAATTTTAATTTTGGAATATCGCTTGATTCTATTTTTGATACTCCTATTTGCATTCTAGCTAATGTTGGATCTTGCAGCTCTTCTGCTAAAGTTAAAGGCAACTTAGAATGGGCTAAGGCTTCTATTCTGTCACCAGCTACTTGTCTTAAGATATCTTGTGCTCGCTTTTCTCCAATAGTGTCAGTGCTAGTGAATAAATTTTTAAGATATCTACTTCCTGCTCCTATTCCTTCTCCAACTGCTCCTAAAACACCACCAAAACCTGCTCCCAAAGCACCACCAGACAAAGCTCCTTGTAGCCTATCCTCCTCGTTGCTACCTGCCCCAACTATAGCTCCTGTTGAGGCTCCTTGTAGCACATTGTTTAGCACTCGACCTGCTAACCCAGCGTTTTTAATTGTCTTTATCTTACTTAATGGGTTAGGAGTAAAGACATCTATCGCTACCGATTCAACAGGATTTTCTTCCTTAAATCGCTCGTTCGTTGCATCATAAACAGTTTGATAGTTTTTAAATCGTTCAGCAAAGCTTTTTCCTGTTCTAGTGTCGCCTTTGATTGTATCTTTTAAGGCATCATAAGCAGCTTGAGCCTCATCACCGAACCCAAAAAGAACAGAATCTAATATTCTAGCTCCCCGTCCTTGTGCACTTGTGTAACCAGGCAAGGATAATTTACTAGATTGCTCTAATGAATTAGATGGTTCTTCTGTTGTAATTTCATATACAGCCCCAGAATCTGTAGTAATTTGATATGTGGCCATTATTTAATTCTCCTAACAGACACTACCCTTTCTCCATTGTAGATGCTACCTACAGTTGGAATAGTCGTCTCGCTAGCTACTATAGAAGGCACTACAGATGCTGTTTCTTCAATAACTATTGCCGGTTTTGATACTTTCCCAAGTGCCCATTCTATAGGTGATGGTCTGTTTCTGTTTAAAACTATATTCCCGTTATTGTCACTTATAAAATGAGGGTTTTCAGATTTGTATCTTTGATACTCTATTTCAACATCTAAAGCTGAAACTCCTTGACTCATTAAGTTTCGCTTAAACTCTAAATATTCTCTACCAACTTTTGCTATATCCTTAGCTTTTGCTGCTAATTCGAGATTTGTCTGAGGCGTAAACTGTAGCCCTGGCCCTGATTTCAGATACATATTCATTTCTGCATCAGACATCGCGCCAACTCCAGCTTCTCTAGCAGCTGCCACAATCCCAGCTGCTTGTGACTCTAGCGTCTCCCCTGCTTTATATTTTTCTCCCATCCATTCAGGCATTAAATCGCCTACTACTGGCAATTGAGAAGCACCGTATATAAACTGTAGCGTTTTCCCTCCTGGCCCTGATTGAGTAGCTAAAGGCGCTACTCGTTCAACTTCTGCCCCCATCCTTTCCGCTTGATCAATTACTGTTTGTCTTTCCGCTAACTTTTTAAGATCTTCTCTATTTTGAGCTAATTCTCCTGATAAGGATGCTCTGGCTGCTTCATTAGCTTGAGCCGTTGTAAACTCGCCTGTATCTAGCAACTCATTTACCTTTTCAGCCAGTTTTTGTTGATATGTTTTTGTTTGTAAATTGCTTGATGTGCTTGGAGTAACCAGCAACGATGATCCTAGTGGCGTTGCTGTTGATTCTCCTAAAAGCTTCTTTCTTTCTTCTCTAGCAATTAAGGGGGCTAGTGCCCTAGCTTTTTCTATTTCTGTAGTTTTTCTTATTTCTTCATCTAAAAGATCTTTTCTATCCTGCTTTTCTAAATCCCTCATTGCTTTAAATACAGCTAGATCGCCACTAACTTTATTAAATATGGTGGGATCCATTCCTTCGGGCATTACTAGTTGTTGCCCCGTTAAAACTTGAGGAATTAGCTTTACTAATGCTTCGTCGGTTTCTCTTTCTCTTCTTTGCTCATAACCAGATAAGCCACCGACTAAAAGCCCTTGCACTAAAGCTTGCGCTAAGTTTTTCCCTTTAGATGAAGAGTCATAAGGATTTATTCCTGCTATTGCTCTAGCCATTGGGCCATATACGCTTTGTTGTGCTCTAGCTGCCCTGGCTTCGTTTATGATATCTGCTAATGTTTTCATCTTCTTCTCACTGGTTGTCTTTGTGGTTGTGCTGGTGCCTGTGCTTGTCTTTGTGGTTGTACTGGTGCCTGTACTCTTTGTGGTGGTTGTGCTGGTGCCTGTGCTTGTCTTTGTGGTTGTACTGGTGCCTGTACTCTTTGTGGTGGTTGTGCTGGTGCCTGTGCTTGTCTTTGTGGTTGTACTGGTGCCTGTACTCTTTGTGGTGGTTGTGCTGGTGCCTGTGCTTGTCTTTGTGGTTGTACTGGTGCCTGT